TATATTCGCGATGTTGATAACTGACAGGTTTAAGCGCCTTCACACGATCCCACATCGATGGGAGTAAACGAACATCCTTCTTCGCACGGTAATCACTGACTGCAATAGCGCCGACATAGGTGCCGTTAATATAGAAGCCACCACCCGGCCAATTGATAGCGAAGACATACGCTCCGTAATTCCCACCAGTATTACACCGATAACCTAAACTAGTCCACATTGTCGGAGCAGAGAACTCAGTATTAGTTCTAACTGATGGAGACTCAAAAGATAAAACATGATCTGATCCAACTATAATACGCGCACAGAAATCCTCCGCTTCATGCCCCGGATACTTCATGTCAATATAATACGCACCTTCAATCGCGTAGAAGGTTGGTGTTGCTCCATTCTGAATGAAGTTATTAAAGTTGAAATCATTCGTCCCGTACAAACGCCCAGCCGGTGAGTACAAGTGACCATGTGGGAATTGATAACTACCACCATCCCAACGTAGATAATGACCACCAGCAGAGAGAAATAGAAAGCCATTCTTCGCCCATACACCTTGGGCAGCTACAACATCCCAACCACAATTTATCTGATTATCTGTATCCAGTGTCCCGTATATCCTCGATGCACCGTTGCCGAAGTGTGCATAGTTAATACTTCCATTAACCGCGCCAGCATAGACAGGGTTATTACCGAAAGCTCTAAGAACGAGATTATTACCATCACCATACAGACCAGATGTAACCGCAGTACCAACGGCCACTGATCCTGATGTTCTTAAACTGCCATTAGCAATAACATCACGACAGAATGTTGCATCTCCATTCGCACCAGCAAGTGTTAACATATTACCTGCTGCTATCGAATACAGTCGAAAGTTATCGGTCGCTGGCTCTGTGCCTACAAAGAACCTATCAACCGCTCCCGGCGTACTAAACCAACTACCAGCACCCACTCCACCAAATGCCCAATGACTTGGGCCATTAAAGTTAAGTGCTCCCACCATCGTATCGCCAGCAAGATTAACTTTCGTTGTAAGTTGATTATCAACATACGTCTTATCGGCTTTTGTAGTAAGTGATGCGTTAACTACACCAACCTGAGTATCAACGTATCCCTTATGTGCTGCGTCTGTAGCAACTGTTGGATTAGCTGCTATTAATGTAAGCACACCTGTCATCACCGCAGCAGCACCACCAGACTTAGACACCTTTTCAGCGTCAAGTTCATTAATAGCTGCTTGTGTGTTCGTTGCTGAGATACCGCCAGCGGGTGTATTAGGAAGGGATGCAGATGACGTAGCAGTGACCAAGGACCACGTTGCTGTACTTCCCTTACGACCGTAGATGCCGCCGTCTGTTGGCGCTTCAGGGATGATCCCTTGCGGTCCTATAGGTCCAGCAACACCTTGATCGCCCTGTATGCCCTGCGGACCTTGAATACCCATCGGTCCAATTGGTCCAATCGGTCCTTCAATTCCACTAACAGCGATCCACCAATCTTCATGTGTACCGCTACCACCAACAACTTCGACTTCGACTGTCAATATTGATCCCGTATAATCACTAACAGCACCCCACATCCAATCAACGGTAGGATTAGCACTACTTGCGATAGTGACCTTCGCACCTGGAGCAAACACTCTGCCTGATTGCGTACCAAATACCTTCGTCCCCGTGCCAATCGTTACAGCACTATCAGATGTACCCATCAACGATTGAATGAAGTCAACACCCATCCAATACGTAGGATACAGGAGACGATGTTCAGCGAATGTCATCGGAGCAGGAGGACTTACATGTCCAACGAAGCACTCGTAAGCCTCCGCACCGTCGATATCAACCGTGCGATCACCCACTTCGTACTCGACGCTATTCTTCCACACACCTTTAAGACTATTCGATCCTGACATTAGATACATAATGCCATCGATAGTCTTCAGATTGCGTTCGTAGTACGTATGCCACGCTGGAAAGTCGAACGTGGGTACTTCAAGATCAAAGTACGTCGTGTACTCTTTAACAGGTCCGATGCTCATCGATCTCTTCCCACTATTTTGTAACCGAAGATGAACGCGATGAAACGGAGAGGCTCTATAGTCGAACCGAAGATACGAAACTTAAACAACTTCCCTCGTGCTTCAAAAGGTATCGGCCGTTGTCTAATAGCGAGGCGACCAGTGCCATGTGATTGCTGATGGACACCGAAACCGCCTTCATCACCACCAACCATGTCCATCGATAATAGAGGAGTACGCGCACCTGTAACCTTATGCTTATAATAGTAGTCAAGATACATCTCAACAGTGAACCGATCTCTTCCTTTAGCATCAACGTTTATAGTCTTCAGCAGTTTAGTCATATCTCTCTTATCGAAGTCAGCCCACGGGAACTCAATGTCGAAGTTGATAGGCATGCCTTTATAAATGATCCAGTTATCAGGGAAACTTTCCCTCTCTACTTCAAACGAGTCATCAACCGAAGTCGTGTTTGTCTTCTGTGCGGTGTAAACTTCATTAGTCAGTACATCTCGCACCTTCGTCCCTGCTGTATACGTAGTGTTATTAGCGTAGATGTGATCGTAGAGGCCCATGTAATCAGCGTGAATGGGATCGTAGCGATTACCCATTCTCCAGATGTGACTTTTATCAGCTAAGAAGACACGACCGTATAGTGATGTGGTACCCGCTCTAAAGTCCCATCCTCTATAGCGCGACCAAGCCTTAATCTTCAGCCCTTTATTATACGTGAGAGCATAAGCAATAGTCTCTGTCCTCTTACGTGTGATATCTACTGCAATGCCTCCGAAATTGAGAGGCTCAACGATGATGTTAAGGAGACGGAAGGATATAAGGTTCTCATTTAACACAGCTTCGACTGTACATTCCGCAGGTATATCACCAGAGGGTATCGACCTCTTAGTATCGGTTAATCCTGATAGCGAGAACTTCTCACCTTCTACCATGCCGTGATTAGGAGTGTTTAGTACCGCTCTATTAGTACCAACATCTACGAATAGATAATAGATGGGATCATTCGGTAGACGTACCTTTACATCATCGTGATTAGGGACAAATAAGACGTAGCGATTATCGTGCGTACTGTAGACTGAGAAGATATCCCTCTCTAATGTCTTCGCTGTCAATCGCGATATATTCATCTGTAGCATCGGTGCGATAAATTCACTCATCCTAGATGGTATAATAGAGTTATCGAACTGTGATTTCGCAAAAGACGGCACACCGATCGGATCAGCCATCACCAAGTCGAAACCGAGAAACACCATAGACTTATGTGCAATAGCTCCATGTCTTGCGACACTATCCGTAACTTCTGGTCGATGCTGCGTACCGTCAAAGATACCAAGTTCGACCATCGCTACCGTATCGTCGAACGCTACTGCAAGGAAGTTTCTAAACTTGTTAACCCCTCTGATGAATACCGATGAGCTATTAGTGTTATTAAGCTCAATCGCCACACCATCGTTATCAGTTTCATCCGCCGGGTTCTGCCATGTACCGCTACTATTAGTCGCGCTAATATGTACCTTATATGGCATCAATGGATCACCTGCCATTATCAGCCACTTATCAATAGCACACACATAACGACATACAGGTACGTTTACCGTACTATACTCAGCACCCGCATCAGCCAAATACGTACAGTTAGGTGTCTTTTGGAAATTAATAATCACCGGCTTATCGATACCGTTGACGATAATCAACTCACCCTTAAAGATAGCCGATGAAGCGTAGTCGATATTACTCCACCCTGGCCCCGGAGTTACTGAACCCGGAGTAATGAATGCCTTAGAGTGATCCCATATCTTCGTAGTCTGCATTGCCGCATTGACTTTAACAATCTCACCTAAGCTATCAACAGCGACGAGTTGTTCATCATAATAGACAAGCTCAACAATATCACCAGCGAGGAAGTGTGTATCCTTCGTCACTGTCTTCGCTGCATTATCGAAACCAGTTACAGTAGCCGCAGTCGTCATAACGAGGTGGAAGCGATCTGCTGACTCGATACGTACACCGAATGTCTTCCCTATAATCTCCTCGCTCTTCAAACCGAGCATATTAGTCCAGCCATTCACGAACGTAATGTGATCCCCATTCTGTAAGCCATGAGCATTATAATCACAAACTAACGACCGCTGTCCTATAGTCCATGCGATACTAAATACAGCAGAGCCGGTTAATACACTTCCCCGTCGGAGGTCAACGAATAACTCCGTGCCCCATCTAACAGAAAGGGTGTTATCAACGCCTCTATGTATATTATCCAGCACTGGTTGAAATGATGAAGACAAATTAAGTTCATCGTCAACAACATTTAACCCACCTCCGAAGTCTCTGATGACTGTTGATTTAAGTGGAGCCATTACCAAGTCATCCATTCAGTAAACGGACTACCTGCTGGTGCGCCGAATGGTATCGGTCCTCTATTCATCGCCTCTCGTAATTGTGCTTCACGTTTAGCTGTAGCCTCCATAAACTTCTTCACACTATTAGGCGCATCCTCATCATCAGCGAGATAATTGAAGGCAGTCGCGCAGACTAACAAGTCATCATCGAGATGAACTTCATCATTAGCTGTAAACGGTTTAGGCTTGGTACGGTAAGTGACGCGAACGTAGCCTTCCGTCTCTACAGGGATGACTTGAAATATACTATCATCCGGTGTCGATGTGTAGAACTTGCGATACGTAGCTGCATTCGCATGTGCAGGGAGTGCAGGAAGCGGTGTTCCTTCCTCCTGTAACCAAATGTATCTAATATCATCTATCCGCTTAATCTTATCCCTTAAATCCTCAACAACTCGACCATCTACACCATTAAGAATAAACATCGCTCTATTCGTAGTATACCGCGGCCACCAATAATGATCGAAGAATATGTTAAACTGTCTCTGCATTATAGCGGCAAGTACATCCTCGCTATACTGCTGGACACTAATACCCGGCTCTTGTCTCAATTCAACAAGCGTCTTACGAATAAGGTCTGCAAACGTCGACATCACTACCTCCAAGAATAACGGGACCGCTTATATGTATAAGCGATCCCATTACAACTTAACCAGCGTAGTGAGCGATACCATAGAGTTCAGTCAAGTCAGCAAGACCGATGATAGCAAATGTCTTCACACCGTTGGAGGCGGAAGTGAAGTCAACACCACCACGAGGATCACTGCTGCCTGCTGTCTGTGCAACGTTGTTAGCTGCACCATACGTAGCAGTACCCGGAGTTGCTGCAAGTCCATCTTCGAGCCAGTTCTGCACCGCTACTGTACGATACGGAACACCGAGAACATCAGTATAGCCGATGTTCACAGTAGTAGCCGCACCGTTAGGAGCAGTCCACGTCAACAAGTCCAAGCTGCGATAAATCTTAAGCGTATTAACCGCAGTCGCACCATTAAGTGTCAGCGTCTCACGAATAGGCTGCCCCATATAGTCGCGACCTTGAATGGTAACGACGTTTGCAGCAGTAGCAAGTGAGACGAACGAAAGCTGACGCCCAAACGGACCCAACTTATCACGATAGCCAGCAGTGAAGACGTTACTACTACCAGCTACCGCCCAGTTACCCGCAGCGAGAATACCGTTCGCGCTGAGAGCAGGAACCGCACCATAATCAGCACGATACTCACCAGTCACATAGTCAATATCCGCACTGAACTGCGCGTCCGGTACGTACATATTAACTTGCTGGTTCCAAGTATCGAAGTGCTGAGAGTTTACGCCCTGAGCCATAGTTATTCTCCTTTCTTCTTGAGCGGCTTCTGAATAACCCCGACTACATCGCTCGTCTCAAGATCAACGAGTTCAACATATTCGGGATCACCAACGAGACGCTCCACTTCTGCACGGGTTCTCACTCGGATAGAGTGGCCTTTTGGAAACTTGAGGATAAACGAAGACGGTTCCTCAATCTCCGCGTACTTAAAGAGGCGCTTCTCTTTGTCATAAGAAGCGACTCGTCTCTTATACGGCCCACCTTCTTCCACCAGGAATTTAGGTACAGGCTTATCGACTCGTGTTTGTACTGCTTGTGCCATCTATCTCACTCGTTAATGAGAACGGCGTGAGTGCGGTATGCCTTCCAAAGACAGAACTGTCCTTGCCACACGACACGCGATCCGTTTGCATCCACATTCCACGGCGCGGTAAGTTCTTTCACCTTCATATTCACATGCTTGAGCACATGAAGGCGTAGGTATTTAGAGTTGATGAAGTATGCCTTATTCACAGGGCAATCTTCATCGTACATCATCGGCACTGATTGATGGCTGACACCTTTGAAACCAAGGTCCATCATCTTCTTGCCGCTGTTGCTCTCACCAAGATTAATGGTGATCTTATCTCTGACCGCAGCACGATAGATGCGGTACAGGTTACGTCCACAGAGAATGATATCAGGCTTCTCACCTTTAACAGTGAGGTCCATCAGTACGTCATCGAACGCCTCTTCAATGTTGGTAGAGTCAATACCGCCGACATTGAAGTCATAAGATGAAGTGCGCCACTGAGGTTCAGCAGCACGATTAAGACCAGCCAACGTTCCAGTAGTTGGATCGTCCGGTATAAGAGACGCCAAACCAAGTGGATCAGTACCACCACCCGCAGCATAGAGATAAGCGGAGAACTGTTCCTTGATGCTCTCTTCAAGGACTTCCATCTTCGCTTTCATCAGCTTGAAGATTTGCGCACGTCCACGGTTCTCATCTTCCTCTTGTTCGGAGATGATAACCGTACCAGCGAAACGCGACCAACCATAACGAATAGTCGTAAACTCATTCGTCTGATTAACCGGGAGCGTCTGGTAGTACTCATACGTACCTACGTTCGGATTTCTGCCGACCGTGAGAGGATTGGTAATCTCCCAACCGCCATCTTCATATTCGACGCGATTGGTAGCCATCGCCCACGCAACGAATGCGTTGGATTTAACTGCCGCCATAATCAACTTGCCACGCGACTTAGTGAGCGTGGAGTTGAGGACTGTTGCTAGTGTTGACATTACCCTTGATATCCTGACTCTTGGAGTGCTTCGTCAATGATCGATGCATAGCTACGATCAGGAGAAGCGACCTCTGTCCGACGTTCTGTCATCCCGTTACTCGGTGTTCTACCGTTAACAATTGGACGACGACGAGATGCCTGTTGCCCCGGCTGTTGGCCTCCACGTTGCATAACAGCAGCGAGTTGAGGACCAAGAGGTTGTTCGAAATCCAACCTATTCCGAAGCGCAAACTCGCGTACTCTAAAGTATGCCTCGACTTCATTGAGGCCCTGAGTTCGCATTAAGTTTGCGATAGCATCCTGATGCGGATCAGCGTCAGGGTATTTAGACAAGAATGTGTTATATCGTGTATGGACTGCTTGAGTGACCCGTTCGTTCTCTGCTCGCTCTTTATTAATCTTGTCAAGAGGAGCTAAACGATCATCAAGCATTTTCCTAATGGCATCGGTCTGAACTGCACCTATGTTCGAACCGAGTAATTTATTAAGATCGACACCTTTAGCTGATGCCTCCGCTAGAACAATCTGCACTAGCTGCGCAGGATTATTCTTGAACAGGGCCATCATGTCAAGGGCCGCAGCCGTTTCGTCGTTATTTAGTCCGAGCTTTGCAGGTGCCCCGTTAAGGAAGTTCGCCTCACTCTGCTGTGCCCTTACTTGTTGTAACTCGCGCTCCTTAGCATCTAATAGACCACGATATCGTCTGTTCTGCTCATCTAATCTACGACCACGACCAGCAGGAGCGACTATGTTACCGCGTGCGTCTATAACATTACCAGCTTGATCGTATCGTACTTGACCTTCGTCTTGCTGGCGTAATTGTGTAGGGTCTTGCGGTTGCTGTTGTTGCTGTTGTGGTTCACCAGTATCATCAGCTTCTTGTACATTATCAAACTCATCACCAGCACCGACATCTTCTTCAAGACCCGGTACTGTATCAAGCATCTGGTCGTCTACTTCGTTATTGAGGGACTCCCTGCGGGGCGCCATTTGTCTGTCCTCTATTGATTGATGGTTGCTTCGGAGTCGCATGTTCATTTGCGATCTCGGTAACTCTGTTCTGCTTACCCTGTTGTACTCTCATCATTACTTCTTCGACAGCTTGTCGTATCGGTACACCTTTAGCCATTGCCGCTCCGATAGCTTGTTTAGCTTGCGGAGGTAGTTGATTTAGCTGTTGCTCCATCTCAGCAACTTGATCCCCACCGGGTTGTTGTTGCTGTTCGGGTTCTTCAGGTGCGAGTTGTTTCTCAACAGACGCCCTCAACATTGCCCAATCTTCTTCAGTGATAACTACCTCATCAAAGGCACGTTCAAACATACGTAGAATTATAAGCATTGTAGCGGGGACAGCTTTACCAAACTGTCCGAGAACCTGACCCATTTGCAAGGCTTCTTCTTTCTTCGCTCTAGCAGTCGGCTTTAACGCAGAACCACCGACCATGCGTAGTGAGAACTTCGATTGAAACTCTTGCGGTGTCATTGGTGTCATCGCGGACCATATTTCACCGCATTTATCTTCAACGAGAGCAGCGACCATCTCAGCAGGCATCTTACTTACACATAGTTCTAATAGTGTAGCACCCACGTTACCAATGAAGTCCTCTATCTGGTCAATCTTCTCATCAAGACGTGTCTGTGTCTGTGACTCATATGACTCGATAGCCTTATTAGTTGTATTGGTCTTATACTCCACGCCTCTCATCACATTCGTCACGCTACTAACGCGATCGATTGCTTGTAGATAAGGCTGTGGATCGAATAACTGCATAAACTGACCAGATGGTGGAGGTACCGAGAAGATAAGGTCTTGTATCTTCTTACCATCAGGTACCTTCACACCAACTGCTCCACCTTTCTCAGCACCACTGAGGAAGTTGGATACTATACTGCTGTCCTTGATCGCATCGATATCGTAGAATAGGTTCTTCCGTGTCCACGCTATCGCCCTACGACGTTCACTAGCTATCTCATTAATCGCATCCTGCTGATCGAGATAATACATCACCTCAGATCGAGCATAGTCGCCCTCGGGATCGGTATAAAACTCCAAACAAATGACCGGGAAGAAATTGGTGAGATTGTAAGGGTCGTCCCATACCCATACAGGCCACGACCAGTTCTTATCGTTAAACAACAAGAGTCGTCGTGTAACTTTATCGTACACTCTCCAAACTTTTGTGTACTTCGCTTTGTCAAACGTGTCTTCATCATCGTACCCATAGCTGTGATAATCCTTATGTCCGTCTAATAGAGAAAAGTTGTTAATCTCCTCAT